ACCCACATCAAAAAACATCTTTGGATCTTCAGTCATATTGCACTCCTCATCTCTTCAAAATAAATCGGTGCGTCCTGCTCAATCCGAAAAATCACATCCGGATGCAAAACCCCGCTCAAGTCCACATTACTATTAGGCAAGAACACAGAAATTAGCGTCCACACCTCCGGATAATCCGGCTCCAACTTCAAACCGGACATGGGCTCCACCGAACCAACTTCCGCCGGCTCATACTCAAAGAAGCACTTAAGCGCCAATCCAAGCTCATCACATTCGTACAGGAATTCGTGCATACATCACCCCACAGTCAAAATTATTAAAAAAGCCACAATCAACGACCCCAACGTCACAGGCCACAAGGGCACAGGACGATGGATCGAGGACCATCCCATCAAAGCCGCCTGTGGAGAGTTGGTCGATAAGAATTTTAAGTTGGAAGAGCACTTAAAGAAGATAGACCGGCTGTTGCTTGAAGTGCTGATGGGTGATGTTGACCCCATGCAGGCCATGATCAATCGTCAGAAGATAAAGGACGAGTATGAGGCGTGAACACACACCAGAGGACGTTCAAAAGATTGTGGACGGGTTTCGGCCTGACTGCCACAAATGCGTGAACCGTGATCCTTTACCCATGACGCATCACATCCAATGCTTGGAGCCCAAGGCTTTGATCTCTGGCAATGCTCGGGCAGCGCAGAAGGGTTGGTTCCATTGGCCGTGGAACTTTGACCCTATTTGGTTGGAAGAGTGCAATAAGTATGAGGAGCCCGAAAAATGACCAGAGAAGACAGATTGGATATGTTTGCAATGGAAGCCATGAAAGCGGGTATTGCTCACAATGGCGGGATCAACAGCCATTTTTTGGCGTTGAATTCATACAACATCGCTGAAGAAATGCTTAAAAGAAGGCACTTGGTCCTTGAGCAGATGCTCTTGGGCGATATGCCATCAATGCTTGTTGAGGAGCTTGAGCTGACTGTTAGGACAAGCAATTGTTTAAAGGAGGCGAAGATTTTCACGATTGGCCAGTTGCAGCAATGGACTGAGAACGAGTTGTTGAGGCTGCCTAATTTGGGCCGAAAGAGCTTGAAGGAAGTTATTGAGCAACTGCAGGCACGTGGTTTGAAGTTGAGGGTAGAAGCATGGACATTATGATTTACACCAAGAGCAACTGCCCCAATTGCTTGGCAGCCAAGATGGTTTTGAAGATACACGAGTTGCCATTTAGGGAGATCAGTGTGGACATTGAAGAGAACAGGGCACTGTTGATGAAGGAGGATGCGAAGGCGCGCCAGATGCCGCAAATCTTTATCAACGGTCAGCGGGTCGGGGGCCTTGCAGGCTTGCAGGCGGCGCTGAAGCAAATGAAAGGGGCAGCATGAGCTATATCGTCGCATCACTGCCGCCCATGAAGTGCTTTGTGAAGCGTGAGTTTCTGTACAACGATCACAAGGGCCATGGCGAGTTGGAGCCGGCCATTTGGGTCAGTCTTAAGGCGCTGCGCGGTCAGGTATTCAGGATTGAATCCCTGCTGCCTAACTACGGGGCGCTGTACGACAAGCTGCCGATCCATGCATATGTGTGGCACGCGGAGCATGGTAATTTGCCCATTGACACCTTGCAGTTATGGGATTGCATGGGCTACCAGTTCACCATTGTGGAGAAGATTGGCTTGCGTAATCTTGGTGTGAAGTTTTTGGGCAAGGACAAGGAATGGCATTTTGGCCGGTATTTGTTCACTGTGGACTTTTGTGCTGACGGGATGGAGTTGGACACAGGTTTTACAGAGCAGGCCGAGGAGCACAAGAGCTTTAACTTTATGGCCTTGGACAACGGTCAGTTTGCCTGTCAGCCCAACAACCGGTGCCTCTGGTATGACCAGAGTCTGGTTCCTGCTGAGACAAAGTTTCCTGACTTCCAAGCTGCGCAGAGATTGTGGACAGTGGACGGCACGCGTAAGTGGTCCGCGGGCGACGATTGGTTTTACAACATAGAGGAGAAAAACACATGACCTTAACTGCGCAGGAGAAGTGGGAATACTTGCGCGCAGAGATTGACCATAACGGCATTTACAGGGTGCGCCCAAACGGCAGACTTATTCCTGCAAAAGCGCCTAATCAGGGTTACGCATGGCAGTTTTATTTGCGCAGGTGTTTGTTTGATCCTATGTTTTCATTGACTGCTGCAGAGCTTTTGGTGGCGGAGTTGTCGGACAAAGATGTGCAGATTGCTGCCTGTGAAGATGCCGGTGTGCCACTTGGTTTTGCGATGTCCGTGGTCCTTGGTTCACCAATGCTGTCAATTAAAAAAGAGCGAAAGTCGTATGGTTTGCTTAATTTTACAGAAGGCAAAGCCACTGGTAAGCCACTGTTACTGGTGGACGATTTGGCGGGATCACAACGCACATTAGTAACTGCAATGGGGATTTTGCGGGCATTCAAATTACCAATTGCAAAGGAATATGTGGCGCTTGTAAACAAAACCGAACATCCTATAAACCTTGTTGAAGGCAAACAGTTAATGTGTCTTTTTACAAGCAACGAATTTGCTTTGACGTGGCAGGAATATGTTGAAAAGTACAACCAAGAGCCCAATTTTGGGCAAGCTTATTAGGAGAAATCATGACTGATTGGACACGAGAAGAGGACGAAGCTTTCAACGAAGTTGAAAAGCACAGCAACCTTGGCAAGCAGATCCTGAAGGATATTGAGGGGCAGCCGTATCACTACGATCTTTATGTTTCTCCGATGCAGCGCAACGTGGTCCTTGAAGAGGTAGCCAAGGAAATTGAGAAGATGAAGGCTTTCGGGCCGGATACGATAGGCAGTTTTTCTGTTTATATAAGGAATATGAAAACGTGAGTTTTACAAAGCAACATTTACGGCTTGGAAGCAAGCAACATGTGCATCAATTACAACTTTGTAATAAATGTGAAGAAATGCGGCCACCGGAAGGTGGCATACAAATGAGTGCAGCAAGATGGATTTGCGCTTGCTGCTGGACCAAAAGAGTAACAACGAGGAACCTTGTACAACATGCCAAGACCAAAACCACCCGAGCCATTGATCGGAAGACAAGTGAGGATGTCTGACAGACAGTGGATGATTTTGAACCAATTAGGCGGAGCGGAATGGCTCCGGAATTTATTAGATAAGAAGGCACCGATGCCTAAGAAATACTATGAAGTCTTTAAAACAACAAAAGAAGCTGCAACCCCAAGAGCAGCCACAAAAACCTTTGAGTCAAGAACAACTGAAGGCGTGGTGGCCATTCACAAGACTTGACCCAAAGTTCTTTCCTAAACCAAACCAACGCGAGCAATCGCAATATGAAGAAAGTCCAATATGAAAGCAACTAAACGTAAAAATACAAGAACCGCAAAAGCCCGCTCATTTATGCAGAGTAATCCTGCTGCAGCGCCAAATGAGGTAGCAGCGCGCTTCAGTCTGACCAAGCAAACTGTCTATGTTCTGCGCAATGCGATGAAGAGGAAAGGAATGGTTTTCCCGCCAAAGTCACAGCAGTTGGCCACGCTTGCTCCTGCACAGCAGGGCGCTGCCGGCAGCGCACCACTGGCGATTGAGATGTTTGATTTCCCTGATCAGGTAGACGAGACCCTTGACGCTCGGGCCGTGGACTACGGCAAGTTCATTGAAGGAGCGGAGGTCATGCAGATGCTAAAACGTGTTGTACAGGCAGCATTGAACAATCGTGACAAGACGTTGGCACATGATCAGGCCGAGGCCATGGACATGATCATTCACAAGATTGGCCGCATTGTGAACGGCAATCCTGATGTGGTGGACCATTGGTTAGATATTGCCGGCTACGCTAAGTTGGTAGCAGACCGCCTCGAAGGGCGCGTCCGGTAATTACTTTGCCTCGCCCCAGTTGGGTCCGATTTCCACATCGCACCGACTGGGGACTTGTAGGTTCACGCACGTTGCCATGATCTCGGCAGCACGCTCAGCTTCTTCCCTTGTCTTGACGCTCAACGCCAGTTCATCGTGAACTTGCAGCATGGGCATGATCCCCTCCCGAGCAAGCGCTACCATTGCCGCCTTTGTCTGGTCGGCAGCAGACCCTTGGATCAAACGATTTAAGCCCTTGTAGGTGCCTGCGCGCTTGATCCGTTGGCCATATTCCATGACGGCTTGTTCACGTGGCAGAGCTTTGTTCACGCCCCACTCCATCGGCTCCCATAGTGGGAACCGGCACTTGCGTCCAAGAAGGGTGCGGATGGATCCGCCTGACGCGGGATGCTCGATCCTTTTCATGACGGCGTTCACCGTGCCTTTTAGGAACGGGACATTCCTGTGGAACTGGTCGATAAGCTCAGACGCTTCGTCAAGGTTCAGGTCCAGTTGCGCTGCCAGTTTGTTCTTGCCCATGCCGTACATCAAGCCCAGACCAATGGTCTTGGCAGCTTTCCTTTTGATGCCGGCCATGTCGGCAACCATCTGGTGAAAGTCGGTGTTAGGGTTCTCTTGATAGGCTGCCACCATCTTCTCGGCTCCGGGTAAATCGAGCAGGTTGGCGTAGTGGACTAAGAGCCTTGGCTCCTGTGAGGAGAAGTCATTTGAGGCCCACATCTCCCCGTCTTCGGGAAGGAACAGGCTGCGGACCATGGGGCCGATGATCTCGTGGCGGGCGGGGACCTGCTGCAAGTTCGGGTTGGCCATGGACAGACGTCCTGTAACGGTGCCGCCATCATCTGAGCGCATCTGGTTGACGTGCGGATGGATACGGCCGGTCTTTTCGCTAAAACTCAGGTAGGGGGCAAGGAAGGTGCTGTGCGTTTTGTTGGTCTCGCGCGCCTCCACAATCATCTTGGCAATTGGATGCTCACAGCCATCCAAGAAGCCTTTTGTAAAGCTTGGTTGGCCGTTCTCTGTCTTTGCGTAAGGCAGGTGCAGCTTGTCAAAAGCTAAGGCGATGCTTTGTGCGGCCCAGATATCGACGTTGGATCCGACAAGGGACTTGAGGTCCTTGTGGATTTGTTTCTCACGGGCAATGAATTGGGTGATCAGTTGCTCGCATTTAACGCGGTCAAAGCGGATCCCGCGGCTTGTCATGTTGTGCAGGACGGGGAAGGCTTCTGTTTCGAGGTTAAAGATGGATTCGACTTCATCCTGACGCATGCGAATCTTAAATGCTTGCCACAGTTTCAGTGTGAGCGCTGCATCCTGCTCAGCGTACTCTCCCACATACATGGCGGGTAGTTTCCAAAGTTCTTTTTTTGGATGAACTCCGAAGTCCGCAGCGGCTTGTTTGAGCCCTTGCTCTGACTTGACTTCCTGTAGGTAGTCGAATCCCAACGAGTTGAGAGCATAGCTGAAACGGTTTTCGTCAAGAATTGGGGCAGCGAGCATGGTATCAACGATCCGTCCGTTGACCTTAAAACCACTTGCTTGTAGCCACCCCAAGTCATAGGCGGCGTTATGCATAACCTTATCGGAAGGGTAAGCCAGTACGTCCGCGATCCATCTCTCCACTCTTCGTCTGTCCAGATTTCCACCACCCTGATGCGCCACCGGAAAATATCCAGACCATCCATCGACGGCAATGGCGTAGCCGACAACGAAACCGTCGTTCCGAGGCCATCCCGGGCCCATGGATTCCAAATTGGGGTCGCAAGTTTCGAGATCAATTGCTATTTCTTTCGCTGTTGAGAGATTCGGGAACACTTCTGGGGCTACCCATTCGGTGGACGTAGGAAAAAGCGGTATTGTTTTTTTCATATTTTGAAGCCTTTTTCAATATGTTTGGGTAAAACTAGATGAAGTGTCTGTTTGGCGCGGGTTATTCCCACGTAAAAGAGCCGGTGAACGTTGTCTCCGTTACTTGCGTACTCTTTTGCAAATTTTGGTGAGAGGTCCATGAGCAGCAAGACGTTGTCCGCCTCGCCTCCCTTGGCTCCGTGGATCGTGGACAGTTTAATCCGGCCCATGGTTGACAGTTTGGTGCCGCGTCTGAGGACCGCGGTGAGGTAAAAACGCTTGTCTTCGGTAATGCGGGACAAGGCTTCGTGCCAGATTGCATCGGTCTGCAATCCAAAGCTTTTCTGCAGGTCCTTGATGCTGTATTCAAGCAGCGCTTCGCCCTTAAACGTGCGGTAGCCCTTGGTGATATATTCAGCGCCAATGTATTTGTAGACGTTTCTGATCTCATCGCCATACAGGAACGCCCCTTTGCGCAGCTTTTCCCATGCCTGTACGGCTTTTAAAAGGGTCAGGCTAAGGCTTGGTACCCCTGAGCGCTCAAAAAGGATTCCAGAGGCTCTGAGCCAATCATGAATAGGATTCAAAAGATAGTTGGTGCTGCCCATGATGAGCCATTGACCGTCATCAATAGGCACATCTTCAAAGCGGTAATAGGTCATGATGGAGCCCTCGTAGTCGCGGGGCTTCCATTCTTTCTCTTGGCGCTCATTAATTTGCTGCACAACTCGGTTAGCAAGTTTGTGAACTATTGATGGGACGCGGTAGGACTGATCAAGGACGGTGATCTGACCCTCAAATGACAAGAAGCTCTTGACATCTGCTCCGGCCCAAGTGAACACTGCCTGATCGTCGTCGCCGGCGAGGAATACCCGTTTGGATTTTTTAGCGAGGGATTCGACAAGCTGCCACTGCAGGCGTGACAAATCCTGTGCTTCGTCCACGATCAGCACTTCAAGCGCGGGAAGGCGCTCGGGCTGCACCACAATCATCTCCAGCAGGTCTGTGAAGTCAAGTAGTTCTTTACTACGTTTGTAGTGCCGGTAGGAGCGCTCGACAAATTCAAAGTGATGCCATTCGATATCAAGGCCGCATCGGTTGTAGTGCTCCCGCAGATCTACGCCGCGGATGCGGGCCAGATTGATCTCGTTCAGGATGGGATTGTCGGCCTTGGCCATGTCCACATCATCTTCTTGGACCACGTTCATTTGAATACCGGCCTCGGCGGCAAACTCTCTGTAGTCTGCAGGCTTCATCATGAAGTCCACCTTGACGGCAAGGCAGTGGAAAGCCAAGCTGTGCAGGGTTCTGAAGTAGGGGAAGTCGGTGCGCGCATTCAGGGCAGGGAACTTCGCAATCGCTCGGTCCTTGGCCTCTGTTGCGGCTTTCTTTGTGAAAGAAAAATAGCCGATCTGCATGGGAGACAGATCGGCTGCCAACTCGCGGTCAACCACGTTCAGAAGGTACGTGGTCTTGCCTGAGCCCGGAGGTCCGAAGACCTTGCGGATATCACTCATCGTAGTCCTCGTCCCACAAGTCTTCCATCCAAACAAGGATGGGTGTGTCGGGGCCCATGTAAGCGCCCTCGATGTTGAACTCAATGTATTCGCGTGCTTCGTCAGGGTCCATGCCATCGCGGTGGATGAGCGTTGCGCGAATGGCTTCTGCGTCGTATACCAGAACTGATATACGGTTTCCGCCTTGCCCCCAGATCATTGCAGGGCCGATAACAGCATCGTCGTGTCCGTCAATTTTCAGCATCAGAATGGGCTCCCTGTAGTGCGTTTGGTTTGTGATTCAAATGGTGCGTCCTGTTTCTGAAAGCGCGGTATACGCCAACAGCGCACAGTCCGGCCTTTGAGGAACAGCGGTATTGGCTCGCCACCCATATCGCGAAGGCGCTGAGCCATCTTGGGTGCGGTGAGGCCAATGAAGTTGTTGCGCTTCAGGTGTGCTTCAAGGTCCTTGATCCGGAAGTAGGTTTTCGCTTCATCGACATCCGTCCACGGGCGGCCCATGAGCATCTCTTCGCGGTCCATTGCTTCTTGCATGTGGGTTGTGAATTCTTCAAGCAGATCCATAAAGCGGCCAGTAATGCTTGTGTCCTCTGGTGCGTCGGTGATCTGCTCTGTTTCCACCATCTCTTTGAGAAGGGCGTTGAGCAGTTGTTCCCAATCTTGCTTGCGCAAGGTGGGCGGCAGCACGTTGAGTTTTTCAAGACAAGCCTTTTGGAAAGCCACTTGGGTGAAGAGGCTCTCGGTATCTAGTTCTACTCTGCGTCCATTGACATCCAAGAACCACAGGGGTGGCTCACTGGCATACTTGGACAGGGCTGCTATCTGAGGCGCATCAGGACCGTTTGTTCCGATGCCGAATTTGCGCGTACGGCATAGGCCGGAGTTGCAGAAGCTATTGAGCGGCGCGTCTTTGCACTTGTAGAGGTACTCTTTCTTTCCAACCTGTTTGACAAGTATTTGGACTTCGTTGTTTGGTAGCGGTGGGGATACATACTTGAAGTTGTACTCAACCATCTTATCTTCCCACGCTGCGGGGAATGCGCGCTTAAGAAAGACTCCAATGTTGAAAAGTCCATTATTACGGGTGCCCTCGGGAAAACCTTGGGCGCACAAAGCCTGTAAGCAAGGCGGACCATCTTTGACGGGACTCTCCGCTTGCTTCGGCGGCTCTGGAACAATAAGCGGCAGGTCTTGGACGGCTGCCTCGTAGAGCGCATAGAACTCTTCAAGCGTGGCTGCGGACCCGTCGGCATTGAATGCATACCGCGTACCATTGTCGCCCCCGAAGTACGGGAGGTTGAGAAAGTTTCCGGTGTCGCCACGTTCAACCAAGATCTCTGATTGCTTAGGAAAAATCTCACGGCCGGCCTCACCGAGGAGCGCTGCTGCATTTTTGAGATACTCCTGAAATTCCCGCGCCGGTGCCGGCTCCCTAGAAAATAAGAAGACATGTGCTCCTCCAGATTTACTGCGGCAGACAACCATTGGCAGCTTTAGCTGCGCAACTTTGTCCACCAAGCCTTTATGGTCCAACGGGTATTGGTCAATATCAATGCAGCCCCAGATGCAAGTGTTATCGGCACGAATAGGAATAATCCCAAGGGAAGGATCAACACCAGCAAGATGCTGTACCCAAAGATCGTCTGTTGGGGGTTTCCTGACCACCGTGGCCTGTCCTGCCTGCTTGCCATCACCGCGCTCCTTTTTGATACGGTAGGTTCCGTAAGCTATATCCAGACCGCTGAATATCGCTTTGAATTTTGTTATATCGGTCATGCTTCACTCTATAAAGGTGGGGGTACCGGAATGACAAGTCGTCTGCAAGCTTTCGAAAAGCATACCTTGTCAAACTTTCCCCCCGATAATCAGAACGGGACGTCGTTAGCGTTTGGGGCGCTCTCGTGCTCGTGCTTGACCTTTACTTCGCCGGTGCCCACTTGGGTAGCGAAGGACTTGGCCGCCTTGTAAGCGTTCATGTCTTCTACCGGACCGATCTTCTCGACTTCCCAACCGAACCATTTACCCTTGTCGTTGGACTCAGCCTGTGTCGTCAGACGATACAGTTGTGAATACATCGGAGGAGTGAAGGGGCCGTTGGCTCCCATCATTTTGGTGGACATCATCATGCTGTTCCACTTGCGCGACTTCTTCAGTTGCGTTGACTTCATGGTGATCAATGCAGGCTCAGGGATGCCTGAATCATTGATGATCATCACGTAGTGGTTTGCAGTGTTCTCGATGTAGTTGCCGTTATCGAGATAGTCCTTGTTGTCGCCCGGTTCGCGGTGCGTGCGGCTTAAAATATCTGACGTTGCCGGATAGATATTCATCGGTGCACCAGAGCCAGAGCCACGTGGTGCCCACTCAATGTACTGACGCACATAAGCGACTGGCAACACCATAATGCCTTTTTTACCGTCATACAACTGACCCGTGACGCTGTTGAGGACCATGCCCGGCAACGCGCCATCTACTTCACCTACTTCAGGGCTTGTGTTGGTCAAGAGCTTCAAGAATGGCAGGGCAAAGTCGTCCTGATTCATGTTCTCAAAACCACTCTGAGCGTCCTGCTCAAAGTTACCCGCCAATGCAATTGCGTTGGTCTCTTTTACTGCTACTTCTGTCTTAGCCATTTTAAATTTCCTTTAGTTCATGCTGATTTGATGGTTGCTTTTTGGCCCACGTATGCGCCGAAAAGCTCTGTGGGGAACTCGCTACCGCGTTCCACCATTTCGCGAACCCAAGCTTTCAAGGTCTGGGGTTCGATCTTCTGTGCTTGCTCAACTGGGTAGTTTTGCTCGCGCAGTAGATTGAGGAGTGCCTCGCACAGTTGGTCTTCACCACGACCAAACCGCACGGACACTGTGTTCTTAATAATGTCGTCAAAGCCCTTTTCGCGCAGCCACTCGTAGGCTTGTGCGCGCTTTTCTTCCTTGATGCTTGCACTGTAGAAAGGCTTGATGTCGATCTGGCTGCCATCAGCCATCTTGAAGGACTTCATGCCAAGCTCAGAGAGCATTGCGGGGATGGTGTCTTCGAGCAACTTGCGTTGTTGTTCCTTGCGCTCTTTGAGCACATCTTCGATGTCGTCGATTTCCTTTTCCAACTCCTTGGCTCGTTTGGCCAAAGCGCCAACGGAAGACAGGTCCTCGTTCTTAACTTGCAGTGCGCCTGCATCTTCTTCAAATATATTGACGTTACTCATCTCTTTCTCCATTCTCTGTGATATCAATTTTAACTGGGATATACATCTTCTCACGACGGTCCCACTTCAAAACATTAAAACGGCCTGAGTTGTATGCTGCAGCAATTGCGCATGCAAGCCCGATGGCCACTGGGTCTCCGGCTAACAGCAGAAAGTCACGATCAGAGAAGTTGCGAAGCTTGCGCTTTAGCAGCCTGACTGTCGGTACTGTAGAAAATGCAATCTGGACATTTGACGGCAATAGCACCGTTGGGTCTCCATACTTCATTGCCCCTGCAATATCATGATTCGGCATCTCTTGTACGACGTACACCAGAGGGAAATGCTCAGTAGTTGTTGACATGTTTTACGCTATCCTTTCTTTAAACGTGCTTTTAGTGTACACTATCTTTTCGGTGTGTCAACACCTTTTTAAAAAGAAAGTGAGAAAGATATGGATTATTTTTTAAACCAGTACCCGTTCAAGAACAAACCGTTCGTCCACCAAGCTGCATTTCTGCAGCGCTTCTGGGAGGACAAAGAAGTTGCACTGTTTGCAGAGATGGGAACGGGTAAGAGCTTTATGCTCATCAACAACGCAGCCATGCTATACGACAAGGGCAAGATCAACTCTATGCTCATCGTAGCGCCAAAGGGCGTTTACCGCAACTGGTATACATCCGAATTGCCAAAGC